TGCCCACCAAAAGCACCGTTGATCTCGAACGTCCCATCGAAGAACAGCTTCCAGCCACTGGTGCCGGCTACGTAGTTGTTCGACTGGATGTAGTTTCCGATCTTGGCGTTGGTGATGGTTCCATCCTGAATGAAGGCCGAACTGATGAACGTCTGTCCACCGGTGACCGAGAACGGCGACACCGGCGTGCCATTGGCGAGGTTCAGCAGCATGAACGTGTCAGCCCTGACCACGAACTGCGACGAAACACCGGACGGATCTACCTGCAGGCCTAGGCCGAACGAGGCCGCATACTTCTGGCCACCGGTCGTGGCTTCCATCTTCACCGACCATATGGTTGCCAGGTCGCCATTGGTGTCGGCAAGGGCTGAAGTTGTCTGCTGGATCGCCGCCTTGTTGTCGGCAACCTCCGCGCTTACCTGGGCGATCTGTTGAGCCGAGGCCTGCTTGTTGTTGGCTACCGTGCTTTCCAGAAGCGTCACGTTTGCAGTGTTCTGATTGACCTTGGCATCCAGGGTCGTGGTTCGCTCGGCTGCAGCCTCTGCTTCAGATGCCCTGACCTTGCTTTCTTGGGCAATCGCGGCAGTGCTCGCCCACCCTTTCAGTGCATCCGCCTTCGCACCATTACCGTTGTCATCCCGAGTGGCAGCGCGCAACACATCCAGCGTTGATCCCTGCGCGATTACCTTGCCGTCAACGGTTTCGATGCTGGTTTTATTCAGCGCGACCTGCTGCGCCAAGGCCCCTACAGAGCCAACCGTCTGCCCCACATCCAGCCAGTAGGTGGCGTTCGGAGGTGGGTTGTTGACCGGTACACTGGCAATGGCCTGATAAAGTCTCTGACCCTGGCGCACGGTGTCGCCAGCGACATAGGTTTTCGCCGCGTCGTACAGCAGGATGTCGTCCAGCGCGTCGATTTGATCCTGCAAGCCTGGGATCTTCTCGATATCGCTGAGCAGATCCTCGCCGAGTTCGGTCTTGCTGATCTTACCGGCAAGCATGTTCAGGATCGGCCCTGCGTCTGAGCTGGCCTGGCCCATCACGCCATTCACTACCGGATAAAACGGCCCCACGTTGCCGGTGCGATCCACCAAGCGCGCCCAGAAGAACAGCGTTGCGCCCGCCAACAGTTGCTGCATGCGGTAGTCGGCCTGCGGATATGCCAGGTCAGCAAGCTTTGACGCGGAACCCAGATCATTAGCCAAACCAAACCACAGCTCAGTGCGCTGCGTATCTTCGGCACCTGGTGGAAAGCCCCATTTGATGCTGATGCCGAACAGCTCGCTGGTGGTGGTCAGGAACGACACCGCAGGCGGCAAACCAACCTTCCCTTCCAAATTGGTCAGGTTGGAGCTCTTCCAGATCGAAGATATCTCGAAGGCGCTCACCGAGCGCACGCGGGCCAGATAGGCGCCCGCGTAAATGCCTGTGATATCGACGCTGGTCGAGCCGGTGCGCTGCACCTTGATCCAGTTGCCGCTGTCCTTACGCCACTCCACGTCATAGGCGACCGCGCCATTCACAGCGGGCCACGAGATGTTCATGGTGCTGATCGCGATGCCCTGGTTCACGGCGTAGCTCGACGTGAGCGTGACGCTGGCCGGTGCAGGAACCACGGTGATCGGGATAACGCTGATCGGCCTTTCTTCCAGGCGCGCGCCAGTATCGATGTGCGCGAACTTGCTCGGGTCGTACTGCACGGCCGAGATCTCGAACACACCAGGCTCTGGCCTGGCCACACTCACCACGCGATAAAGCGGGATGGCCAAGTCGTCAGCATCCAGCGCCCACACCAGTTCCGGCTCAGGCGCCACGGAGTAAGCCACAGTGACCGTGACCTGCCGACCACTGACCAGTTGGACAGTACGTCCCTCGCACTTGCCGTCAGGCAGGTTGAGGATCAGCCGGTCGCCGGGCTTGGCCTGGGTGTCGCGGTCCAGAGTGATGACCTTGCCGCTCACCGTCGAGATACGACCGCCCACTGGCCGCCCTGCCAGCAGCTCGTCAGCGATCGGGATCACGTAGCCAGGCAGCGGAATGCGCCCGTCGAGGCCGACCTTGAACGTTACCGCCCGGTCCTTGGAGTTAGTCAGCAGCGCCCACTTGCCGCGGCGCTGCGCTTCCGACTCGCGGGTGCAGCCAATGGCGCTGATCTCCAGCGGGTTATCGCCATAGCGGCGCTGCAGCTTCCGGTCAGTCACCGCCGTGACGTCGGTGTCGTAGTTGTTCAGCGGATTGTCGTAGCTGATCAGCGCCCGCGTGTAGCGGGTGCGCTCCGACGCGCTCGAGTAAGTGAACTTGCCGTCGATGACGTTCGCCCGGGTGTAGGCGAAGTCGAAGTCGGTAGCACGCGGCATATCCGCCAGGGTGAACACCTGGCCCTGGGCCCAGTAAGTCATCCCCCGGTAGATCGCCGAGATATCGCGCAGCAGCGACCAGGCATCAGCCTTGCTCTGCAGGTTCAAGTTGCAGATGAAGCGCGGCTCCTGGCCACCCTTCCCGTCCGGCACCAGTTGGTCGCAGTATTGCGAGATTCGGTACAGCTCCCACTTGTCCACCATCCACGGCTTGATGCGGCGGCCAAGGCCGAAGCGGTCGTTGGTGGTGATGCCGTAAGTCACCCACGTAGGGTTGTCGGTCCACGCCTCTTTAAACGTACCGTCCCAAACACCGCTGTAGCTGCGCGACCGAGGATCGTAGTTGCTCGGAACCTGCCACTTTTTGCCGTCGCAGTCGGTCGTGACCGCTGGAATGCTACGAAATTGCTCGGCGGAAAACTCGATATAGAGCAAGGCTGTGTTTGGGTAACGGAGCTTCGCGTCGATCACCTCCGTGAAACCGGCAATCTGCATCGTGTCGGAGATTTTGTTGTTGTTCTGGTTGGGCGTCAGGCGAGTGATGCGCATCAGCCAGCCGGTGGTTGCCCTGGGCAAATCGAGCCGGCGGGTGCGCTCGTAAAGGCTGGTGGTCTTTCCCGACACTACCTCATTCAGAACCTCCTGATAAGCGCCGCCATCAGTAGCCAGTTCAACCTTGTAGCCGATCGCGTAACCGTTGATGTTGCCACTGGCATCCACCGACTGGAGAGCCGGCCAGGCGAATCGAACGCGCACAGCCGAAAGCTGCGTATTGGTGATTGCTCGAACCCACGGCGTGCCGCTGCGCAGCTCGGTGCTGATCGTGGTTTCGTTCTCGACCGACGGAATGCCCTGGATGTACGACTGATCTACCGCGCCGGTGCGCCACTCCCACTTCACGTTCGGGAAGTTCATGTTGCCCTGGGGGTCTTGCAGCGGCGTGTTGTCGAGGTAAATGTCCTTGGCCGTTGGCGTGCCTTCGAATTCGCCCTCGCCCACCGCGATCAGGATTTTGGCGATGGCAACGGAGCGCAGGCTATCCGGGGCTTCCGTTGGCGTCTTTGGTTTTTCCTCTCCGCCCTTGGAGCCGTGGATATCACTCTTACGGTCATCGCGCATGCTTTTCTCCAGACAATAAAAAACCGCCTCGTGGGCGGTTGCGGTGCAGCGGGTGAATTTTTACATCTGATCTTCGGCGTAGATGGCGGCACTGATGATCGCGCCACCCCAGCGCCGGCGGCCGGCACACAGCGACACAGGATTGCCGGAGGCCGTTGTGTTCTTGGCGCTGCCAAAGGCGTAGCCGGGCGTGTTCTCCGGAGCTGCGCTAGTCTTCAGGCCGCCGGCCTGTGGGCTGAGCATTTGGATCACGCCGCCCAGCACCATCGAGCCGCCCATCATGATCAGGGCTGAACCGAACGGTGCGCCTGCGCCGAATGTGCCACCAGTGATGACGAGGCCGACAACAATCAGTACGGCACCGATGATTGTTTGCAGCGCGCCGCCACGCTTGCTGCCAGTGATGACTGGCGCGATACGAATATCCCCTTCCCCGGAAAATCCAAGCTCTTTCTCTTCGAGATTTTTCGAGCCCCGGAAAACTGCAAACTCGATCCCGCGTGACTTTGCGTTAGAAAGGAATCTTTCAAAACCAGGGATCTGCACACAGAGCGCCTTGATAGCCTCGCCAGGGGTTCGCACAGAAAGCCTGAAAGAGCGTCCGAATTGCCGAAGCTGCCCATAGAGCAGAATCGTAGTCAGCGGTTGATAGTTGATCGCCAGTGCGGCCATGTGTTTTCTCCAGGCAATAAAAAGGCCCGCCGAAGCGAGCCTTTGATGAAATGGTGCGGCCTATAGGCAACCTTGCAGCGCGGTCAATCGCTTATTCGCAATCCAGTTTCCGACCACCACGTAATACTTCGCTTCGGCCCCCGAGCCTTTAGGTTGAATGTCAACGAAGTACTGGGATCCCTCGGTGAACACGGTGTAACCAGTATCGCGTCCAGGCTGAAGGGTTGCGCCAGGCGTACCGCCGAAGATCGATTGGTTCTGCCATTCGTACTGGACGCATTTAGCCAGCGCTGAATCGGACTTTTTCGAGGTCATGACCCTGTACGGGCCTTCCTGTCGGGCCTCGTTCATAGTTGGCGCAACGCAACCTGACAGTGCGATAGCGAAAATAGTCAGGAGAAATGCAGGTCGCACGCCGGGGAGGGCAAGACTCTTAATCATTTACTTCTTGCCTCCAAGCATGCAGAGAACCATTTATTTTCAAATTCGCTGACAGCTCTTTTTTGATTTTCTGGGGTTCGGAAAGCGGACGTTTTGTATGCGTCTTTGATGATGTCTGCGCCTAAGTTATCCATTTGCGCATCCCCTGAAGTCGCTTTCATCATCTTAGCCATGGAAACCTCTGCCTGCCGACCCTTCATGATACTACCGGCCATCTCCGAAACGGAGGTACAAAAACCTAGTGCCTCTTCAGTTGGCTTAGCCGCAAAAGCACTGGTAGCAACCATGGCCGCAATCCCTGCTATCAAAATCCGCATGCTTGCTCCTAAAAAATTGAACCGCCGAAAGTGAAGAACTTGAACGATATTTTATCGTCACCCACATCTCTCATTTCATAGCGAATTCTGTCGAGCCCATTATCTACTCGAAAGGCTTCAAGGTGCATGAACTGGGTCAACCCACCACCAAACCCGCTCAAATCAAGAGCGCTGACATCATGAAAAGTGAGTGTCACCGCATCCAAATCTGACTCATTGGCAGACAGCATCAACTCCAAATCGTATTTGAAGTCTTTGAATTTGATGTCCATTGACATAACACAGTCATGCTCCCGAAGTAGATCGTTCAAGCGATCAAGCCTATCCATGTGTCAACCCGCCCGGGATAAATTTCGGCGCCACACGCATGTCGTTCCCTCTTTGGTTTGGCGGGACTGTAGCACTGGGGGATTGACTCAGAAAGCTCAGAAAAATGCCTGGTAGTTACGGAAGAGCTCGCAGGACGTGCCCTATGTCATGGTCTCCATAGTTCACAACCCAGCTATCCTGTAACGCAGCAAGCGGCCCCAGTCGCTTTCCTTCAGGGCAAAAAAGAACACCGCCCCTAACCTCATATGCTCGCTCCCCCAAGCGTATCTCTTTCCCCTTACCATCGACCAAAAGGCCGATTATCGTCGTAGATACGCGGTCCTTATAAATTCCCCACTGACCTTTCTCATATGACTTCGGCATCACCTTCTCCATTTTCTGCCTGGAACTCAGGCTCACTATAATTCCCCATCCTAAGCGAGCCATCAAGAGCACCCTGGCCAGGCATCCAGCGTGGATGGAATGCCAGTAACTGGGCTGTAGCTTGTCGTAGTAGCGTTGTGCCTCCTGCAAGCCACGCAAGGGATTGAAGATGGCAGAGATAATTGCGAACACGGCGCACTACATCAAGCAAATCGCGCCCACGATCCTCGATGCAGCAGAGGAATGGAAGTATGTCTTCGGTGTGGGATCGCCTGTTCCCGCCTCAGGCATCTATCGATGCACAGGTTGTGGTGACGAAATCACCTCCAACAAAGGCGATAAGTTCCCTCCTCAAAACCGACACCAGCACACCGATCCAAAGGTCGATGTTAGATGGCAGCTGATAGTCAAGACTAAAACAGAAGCGTAAAGGATTTCCCCGGTCCTTCGCGTGCAAGCCCAAGGACTGGGATAGCGCCAATATCGGCGCGTTTATGACCTGGAGGTTAAATTTATGGATGAAGAACAGAAAACCCTGAACCAGCAGCTGATCAATGCCGTTAACGCCCATGGCGCCGACCTGCAAAATCTGAACTGTATTCTCTCTGGACTGGCCAGCCAGCTTTCATCTGTCGCAGGAAAAGAGGGTATTGAGGCGGCGCGACTCTTCGCACTCAAAGTTGCTGAAGAAATCCCAAAGAATGGCCCGATTAGACCCAACCCAAAGTTGATATCTGACTTCTTCAATGGTCACAAATAGGGTCAAGCCCCAGAGAGCACTCCAACCTCAAAAGCCGGCGCTCAAGTAGGTCGGCTTTATCTTGCGACTTTTCAGCAAAATCAGGCGGTAAAGAAACTCCGACAGCCGAGACAATCATCTGGCCTTTCAGAATCTCCGCCTCACTAATGAATACTTGCCCTTTTTCATCGAATGCAAACGGCTGATTCATAGCTCTCTCCTGCGGCCATGCCGCGTCATGTTGGTTGTTTTGCGTCTTTGTGCCTGAGGATCAAGCGTGTTCGGTCATGCCAAGGCCCGCCGTAGACGATGATCTCGGACGGCCTACCGTAAAGGTGGTGCAGCAGGAATGGGCCAGGGCCGAACGTGCCCGACCCTTCATCAGGTAACGCCGGATCAGTGCCCAGATAAATCCCAGCATGATTCGGGTGAACCGTCCGGCCGACGTGCATGACGATCAGGTCGCCGCGCTGCGGCCGGTCGACGCGTACAAAGCCGGCCGCCTCGTAGTGCTGTTCGTACAGGCTCGCGCTCTCCGCACTCTCCCACCACCCATCCGTACGCTGGAAGGCTTCGAATTCCAGCCCCCACTCGCGCTGGTACCAATCGGCGCAGACTTGCCAGCAATCCCAGGCCCCATGCACGAACGGGCGCTTGAGCAGCGGCGTGCTTCCGGTCGGCGTGATAGTGCGCATGTCGCCCTCGGGCCAGGAAAGAATGTGCCAAGGCAAGGCCGTGGCCTCGCACATGGCCAAGTCATGCGGTGACGGCCTGCTGGTGGCGTCCGGGTGTGAGTGAACGATGCCGATCACCTCTCCCAAGTCCTCCGCCGCGGCGTAATCCTCTGGGTCAAGCCGGAACTCTTCGTTCGGCTCCGTGGCGATGTTCCGGCACGGGAAGTACCTCTGCTTGCGACCGATGGCCAGCAGCAGGCCGCAACATTCTTTCGGGTACTGGGCCGCCGCGTGCGCCTGGATGGCCGCAATGATGTGCTTGCGCATGGTCAGCTCCTCGAAATCAAGCTGACGGCGGGGAATCCACCGAAACTGAGCTCGTTGTTCTCGCCAAAGTGCAGCTTGCAGGACGACAAACAGCCCTTGCACTGATCCATCGCGGGGTCGTCCGTTGGGTTGTCCTCGTCGTCGAACATGGCGGCGCCGGTATAGCCGCAGTCAGGCCCCCGGTAACCGTTGGTCATGGCCCAGTGGCAGAACGTTGTCATTTGGCGCCCTGGCAGGCCGTGGTTATCGATCTCGCCCGGGGAAGACAGCTCCCACACCACCGCCTCGCCGTCCTCGCTGGTTTTCTGGTCGATGTACCAGATCTCCAGAGCCTCCTGGGTCGGATCTGCACTCGGGTTACCCTCGGGGAAGTTCGCCGCATCGAGGTACTGCGCCAGGGTCTCGCGGACTGTGAGCTTGAACTTGAGCATGTCCTCGAAGGCCAGGCACAAAGCTGTAACCCGTCCATTCACGTTGCCCGCGGCGAAGGTCGGCCGAGAGGCGGTGCCGTCGCTGCTCGAGGAAATACCCTCAATCTGCACCGGCCAGGCCGCGTACTCCTGGCCCTGCCAGATAATCGACTTGGCGGGTAGATCATCTTCGGAGCCCTCGTAGGCCAGCAATTCCTCTGGCGTGTGCGGGATGGCATGACCGTGGAAGCGAAGATAATCGGCGCCGTATTCGGTACCGTCAATTTCGAACAGGCGAATCTCGCCGCCGGGCTCCAGTTTCTGGATGTCCGTGATCAGTGCCATGGGCAGTTATCTCAGGGATGAAAGGTTTGCTGGAAAGTCGCGGTGATGGCGTAGACCTGGCCGCCGCGGTGGACTGGCTTGTAACCGTTGCACTTATAGAGCCCCAGCTCACCGAGGGGCGGCTCCCAGAGGAAGCCCTTCGCCCCTTTGTGCCGGTCTAGGAACGCCATGATGTCCTTGATGCGCCCCTTCAAACCGGTGAAGGTCACGGGCCAGGATTGCGACCGGTTATTGAGGCCATCCTCGACCGACTGCTCGTATCCATCGCCAAACTGCTTGGAGCGGACGCGCTGGGAAATATCGCCCTCCGCGCCCTTCTCCGTCGCCCAGGTGAATCGTTCGATAGCCATCATCGCCCCTTAATTGCGTTGTTGATGACGCCGCCCTGGCGCATGTCCCTCGATCGCAGTTCCTGGTATTTCTGCTCTACGAACGTCGCCAGCTCCTTGCCGAAGAGGTCATAGCCAGGTGCATCAGCCGAGGAGGTAGCGTTGCCGTCGCCATCGATATGCACCTCGACGTTGATCTGGGTGCTGCCAGCACCGCTGCCGCCCATAGCCATGACCCCAAGCTTGCCGCTCGACGTCCGGGTTAGGGGCATGATTGCCTCTTCCCCAGCCTCGCCCATTACGCCGGTTTTGCCGTTGGCCATGCCGAAAGCTGTGGGCTTGCTGACGATGGAGTTCGTGAACGCACCGCCGTCGGCGAACATCTGCACACCGCCCGACCACGCGCCGCCCTCGGCTTGCGGGAAGTAGGTGTTGGAATAGCCGGCCGAAGAGGCGCCGAGGTTTGACGATGTGGCACCAGCAGACCCGGCGGTCATGCCATTGCCACCGCCGGCCGCGCCGCCACCTAAGTAGCTCGCTGCTGCACCAACCAGGCTACCCAGCAAAGCCGAACTGGCCTGGCGGGTAGCGATACGCGCCATGTCCGCCAGGATCGACTTGGCGAAGTCCGAGAACGACGCCTTGCCAGTCATGGCGAAGTTGACGACGGAGTCCTCCATAGAGCTGAAGGCGTTACCGAAAAGGCTTTTTGTCTGGCCGGCGATGTTTCGCGCCGAATCCAGGTAGTTATCCCAGGCAGCTGTCGCACCCTTCGTCCAGTCGCCCTGGGCCGCCTCCACATCCGCATAGTTCTGCCGGATCTGGTCGGTGGCGGCCTTGTTCGCATCGGCAAGCGCCTGCGACTTCCGCTTGAACTCTTCCTCCGGCATGTTGCGCGACGGATCGGACTTCTGGTTGGCAAGCTCCAGCGACTGCTGAGCAAACCGGTCCTGCTGGCTATTCAGTTCGCCGCTGAGCGCGTTCTGTCGATCGCCCTGCCCCACGCCCAATACAGCACGTTGCCCAGTCAGTTCCAGGGCCCGCTGTTGCTGCCCCAGCGCCTGTACGTACGAACTGATCGCCCGCTCCTGCTTGGCGAGTCGCCCGGCCTCATTGGTCGCCAACACCTCAAGCTGGCTATCCGCATCCTTCTGCGCCTTGACCATCCCTGCGCGCGCGTCGGCGACCTTCTGGTCCAGTTGGATGCTTTGCGCGGCCGAGGTGGTCTTCTTGCCCTTGGCGGCTTCCAGCGCGGCAATCTCGGCCTCGTAGGCTGCCGTGGTCTGGTCGAGTTGGTTGCCGATCAGCGCCTGGCGCCGCAGCAGATAGTCTTCCTCGGACAGCAGGCCTGCCTTCTGCGCCGCTTCCAGTTCCTTCTGGTAGTTTTTATAGGTGTCGGTGATGGCCGCCAGGTCGTTCTTGGCGTTGTTGAAGCTGGCGAGGTCGACCTGGGTACCGGCGGTCTTGGGGTCTTTGTTTTTGGCATCAAGCCCCTTCTTCAGCGTATCGTAGGCGCCGCCAGAGAAGTTGCTGCCGTCATAGCTGACGCCATCGAGCAGAGGCGATTTCTGCCCAGTTTTTTCCGCGCTTTCGTACAACGTTTTGAACTGAAGGTTGAGCTTGTCCTGAGCGGCCTTTCGCTTGTTCAGAGGGTTGATGTTGTCGAGCTGCGCGTCGAGCGCCTTCTGCACCTCAATCGCCTTCTGGTTGGCGTCAGTAGCCTCGCCAGTTGCGGCCGTCTGGGCAGTGCTCGCGGCAAGCCGAGATTTCAGTCCCGCAAGCTTCTTCTCCAGCGCCTCGGTCGAGTCGTCATGCTCGCCAGTGCCCAGGCCCAACGCAGTGTTGAGTGAACTCAGGCCATTGGAGATTGCGCCGGCTACCCCGCCACCCTTGCGCGTATCCAGCACCCGCTGAGTGATCTCGATCTGCTTGGCCAGGTCGGGGAATATCTCCGACCGGACTTCGGCGTACGCGCCTTTGATAGCGGTCTTGATGTTGTCCCAATCGCGCTCGACGTCGGAAAGCGACTCGCGGTAGGTCTTCAGCCGCGTCAGTGCGGCTTGATTCAGGTCTTCGCTGAGAACATCCAAGGCGCGCTGACTGTCGCCCTGGTCATCCAACCCCTTAATCACCTGGTACTGCTCAAGGGTCAGCAGGCCGTACTGGCTGCTGATCTTGCCTGCGGCTTCGGTGGCCGTTTCGCCGGCAGTAGCGAAGGACTTAGCGAGTTCTCCCGCGCCCTGCCCAGTAACCTCGCTTACCGCTGCGGCAGCTTCGGCCAGGTTACGCATCTGCGTGCCGCTGGTGGCCGCACCAGACGCCAGAGAGACAACCGCCTCCCGTGCGCCGGTTATGTTGCCTGTGATGCGGCCAGCACCATCAGCCATGTCCTTCAGGCTGGCGATCGTCTGCCCGGCAGCATTGGTACCGCCGTTGATTGCGGCGTTGAATTCACGCGCCTGCTTCATTGCATCGAAATAGGCGTAGCCCAGCGAACCAATTACCGCGACCAGCAAGCCGGCCGGCACCAGCACCCCCGCAAGACTCTTGGCAGACTCACCAGCGCCGGCGCCCAATTGAGCAATGGCTCGCGCCCCGCTGCCCAGGTCGCCACCCTGAATGGCGTTGACGAGCTGCATTACGTTTTCCTGAGCCTGGCGGGTGCCGAGCTTCAGCTTGTCGAATGCACCGGCCGTCTCAGTCAGTCCAGCCCGGTCCTTGCCGATCTTGGCCAAGGCTTCGTTGTAACGCTCGGCGTCGATCTGACCGGTTTTATGCAGGTCGTTGAGCGCCTTCTCCTGAGCTTCCAGCTTCGCCAGCCTGGCGGTTACTGGGTCAATTCCGTTTACGGTGCGCTTCAGCGCCTCAATCTGACGATTCTCAGCCTCGATCAGCTTTTGCTTCTGGGCCAGCTCTTTGGCTTCCGCCTTTTCAATCTTGTCGTAGGCCTTTCCCAGTTGATCCTGGTACTTCGCCTGCTCCTCAATGGTGACCAAGCCGCCCTTGCGGGCACGCTCCAGCAAGCCCTCAGCCTGAACCAGCGACTCCATGCTTGAGATATTGCCCGTCATCGCCTTGTCGAGCTGACTGATGACGGAAATTTCCGCTACTGCGCTGTCAGTTGCCTTGCGGCTTGCTCCAGCTTGCCGATCCCTGGCCGCCGTCGATTTATCAATGCTTTGCGCAACGTCCGCTTCTGCCTGGGAAACCTTTTTGCCGGTTTTGGCCAGGCCTTCGCCTGTTTTGCCCAGGTCATCAATGGCCTTCTGGGCGCCTTCCGCGGAGTCGACCAGCTTATCCAGATCATCGGCAGCCTTTGCGGCCTGCGACGACTCGACCGCAATACCCAGGGAAGCGAAATTGGTGCTCATTTGTTTTCTCTCTGTTCCGCCATCACCTGCAGGGCTTCAGCCTCCATACGGCGGAAGTCGCTGAAAATGGTTTGTCGCTGGCTGATCGGTACGCCGCACATCCGAATAACCCCGGAGAGAACGCTGTAGTCCATGCCTGTTGCGCCGCACGCGCCTGTGCGCCACTGGGTGCTCATGGCCTCGAAGACTTTGAAGGCGTCCCAGTTGTCCGGCCAGATGCCGACTTCCCTGTCGGGGATGTCCTGGCGGGACAAGCCGAAGGCCATCAGGTCTGCATCTGATGGCCCTGGCTCATACAGTGCGCGGGAGGCGCTTAGGAGTTTCCCAGGCGGGCTTCGCTGAAGGCTTCTGCGTAAGCGTTCAGCACCGCCTTGGGCGCCGAGTTAATCGAGTTGACGAGGATGCGTACGTTTTCAGGCGTGAACTCCTCTTCGATTTCCCAGCCCACAACCACATCCAGCAGTTGATCGGCTTGCAGTGCGATCTGGGCGGCGGTGAAAGCTTTGAGGTCCATGTCGCCGACCTGCTTGCCCAGTTCGTCGTGCCGCTCGTTCCATCCGGTATACAGCTCGGCGAGCGCGGTACGGTCCAGGTACTTGAACTCGAATTCCACCTTCTCGGCGTTGTAGCCGGCACGCTGGATCATCACCGGTGCCTTGAAAGTCGGTTTCTGTATCAACTTGAACTTGGCCATGGGTTACACCGCGGCCGCGTAACGGGCTGGGCGGCCGGTGAGCGCCAGGCTGATAACACGGGTCATCAGGTTGTTGCGGGACATGGTCGGGGTCGACGTGATCGACACATAGCCGTTGTAGATGATGCTGCTGCCGCCCGGCAGGTTCAGGCGAAGCAAGCGAGCCTGCTTGTCGTCGTCAGCAGCTTCACACACCGCCACGTAAGGCTTAGACGGATCATCAGCGACCGTGAAGGTCAGCGTGATTGGGTTTTTGGTGGTAGGCATCTGGCGATCATCATCGTCAGCCAGGAAACCAAAGGTCAGGAACTGCTGATCACCACCACTGGAATTCATCTCAGTAATCTGCGAGATCTCGGTGAAGGCTGTCACCTCGCGAACGGAACCAATCCCCGAGCCCGCGGGATACTGCTGGATGCTGGTCGTATTGATGTTCTCCAGCGCGAACGTGCCGCTGGCGATCGTCCCAACTCGAACGCCGCGACCATCGAGGCGGGTCCAGCCAGAATTTACGGCAATGATGTCGCCCTCGGCCAGACCGTGCGCCGCAGCCGTCGCGACGGCTGGATTGGCGTTTGTCAGGGCGGTGAATGGGATCGGCGTGCCGTAGATGGACGCGATCTCAAGGGTGGCGCCGTTGGGCATTTGCATGGGTGTTTCCTCTTTTCATAAATGACAAAACCCGCGCAGAGGCGGGTTTCGGGGTTTGCCCAACGGGCTTATTCAGGTGGCGATGTCCGCTCGGTATTCGAACGACACCGGCACGGTAAATGTGGGTGGATCGGGGATGCCGGGGCCTGGGTCAACTGGCGACATCGTAACGACGGTGAGGCCTGCCTTCGTGTCTCTCGCGTACAGCGGGAATAGCGTGGTCAACTCCGCTATAAGCGGATTCGTCTTGGTCTTTCCTGTGTTGGCAGGGGCCACAATGCTCACTTGATAGACCCCGATGAAAGCGCGGTGATCTCCGGCAAGCGTGCTGCTCGCAGTATCTCCAGGGAGCGAAAATGCCCGCAGGTAGGTCTCACCGTCTGCGGGATCATACTGAACGTTCTCGAAAACGACCTTGATGGAATCCGCTCGGGCCTTGCTCCAGGCAAGCAGCTTGGCCTCGTATATGGACGCGATAATAGCGTGGCTCATACCTTGTTGTTCCTGATGGCTTCATCGACGATCTGCTGGAAGCGGGCAATGGTCGTACGAACCATCCCTCCGGGAGGAACCTGCTTGCTATGGCCATATTCCAAAGGAATAGAGTACGGGAGGTTATTCACGATGTACGCCGTCTGCCCAATCGTTAGTGATTCGACCTGAGCCTTCAACACCGCAATACTGACGTTACCGGAGCGATCAATCTGATCAAGCACACCATCAGCTGGCGTATCGATGGAAAACTGCCAGTTCCCACGAAACCGCCCGCCGACATACCCTTTGCCAGCCACCAGCCCGTTCACATTGAAGTTCTGGTCACGCTCGGTCTTGGTCAGCGGCTTGGCGTACTTCACGCCGCGCTTCAGCTTGCCGGACTTGGTGAAGTTGCTCGGCGTCAACGACTTGATCACGTTGCGCACTTCAACATGCGCGTCGTAGGCATCGGCCGCCGCAGTGCTGGCTTGACGATGCGCGACGTTGGCCGCCCAGATCTCAGGGTTACCCACCGGTGACATGCGTATAACGCTGCTGCCAATCTCAATCACGATTTCGCGGAAGGTGGCGTCGAGACCTGCCTGAGCCTGCTCGGCGAACTGGCGGATGTTCTCAGCAAAGCTGCCGTTGAGGCCTGAGTATTTGCTCATGACCGCACCTGCAGCTCATACAGGATTGGCGTACCGGCGGGGTTGACCTCTTTCAGCGGAGGAACGATTGACCAAGTGCGGCCTTGGGCAACGACCTTGTCCAGCAGACCGGGCACCCAAACCAGTCCCTGCGCGGCAATCTTGAGCTTCTTGTCGCCCTGCCGGATGAGGCTGTTGTTTTGGAATTCTTGGCCGGTGAAGTCGAGCAGGATGCCCTGGGCGATTTGCTCAATGGTGGCGCCCGGCGCTTCCCCGCCCGTCTCTGGGTCGTACTCGCCCGGCTGCGTCTTGCTGATGGTCACGGGCTGGCCGAACTCTGTGATCATATCCAGAGCCATCACGGCCATTTCGTCGTAGAAGGTGGCCATGGTGGTCTCCGTTGCAGCTATGCGCGAATCGCGAACAACCCGCGCTTTTGTAGGTAGTCGGCAAATTGAGTAGCGCTCGGTCGATCGGGCGCCGCCGGCAAAAGCCGATTGCTGGTGTTGGAGATCGTCGCGTATTCGCGGGTTACCGCACCTTCGACACGCTCCAGCGTCACAGCGCCCTTGCGCTTGTCGATTGGGTCGATGTCGTCCTGATGGATCTCGGCGGCCAGGGCCATCTGGCCGTACTGGATGCGCGCCGGCAGGTAGTTATCTGGCTTGATCTGGCAGTCAAGCTCAACACCCCGACGCGGCCAGGCCAGCGCCTGCTCGCCGCTCATCTTGCGGCCTTTCCAGGTCTTGCCATCCATCGCCAAAGCGGCCCGGCGCAACAACGCTTCCTGCTCGGGAACGCCTGCGGGGATGACCGTGCCGAACTTCACGGCATACATGGCCAGGTCCTCGGCGCTCGCGTAGCTTTCGGCGTCAGGCTTGCCGGTGCCGTCCTCGATGATGAGTGTCATGCGTCAACTCGCTGGAATGGTTTGAGATCGGCCACCGGTTCACCGGCAGCCAGCATTATCACGCCTTGGGCAGATCAGCGACGAGCTTTTCCAAGGAGTCTTTCGAGGCGTTGGCCCGGTAGGTCACGCCAGCAGCATCGAGTTTAGCCTTCAGGGCTTCGACCTCTACGCCTTCGCCCGCCTTCTGCTCGGCGAGCTCATTGCGCAGCGTCTCGTTTTCCTTTGCAAGCGCATCACGCGCATCAGCCAGATTTATCATCTGAAGGCGGATGCCGCCGAGCGCATGAAACAGGCGGATTGCGAGCTCACCGGTTTCCGGCCTTTCAATCTCACCGGCGTCGATCCCGTCGATGACGGCGCGGACCGTATCGCTTTCGATGCGCAGCTTGCCGATCAGCTCTTCGAGTTCAGACTTGTTATCACCAGCACCAACGAACAGAGCCCGCGCAACGTCCTTCACCGCAACTTCGACGCCGACATTCTCGTAGGCATCAACCACGTTAGGCCACTCGCCAACCACCAGCACGCTAGTAACGCCAGCTTCTGGCCGTTCGAAGTGCTCCGGATTGCGGTAGCGCTTTTGCGGATCAAAATCCGACTTCTGAGCGGAATAGATGAGTTCCATGAATATCTCCAGGGCGACCATTGAAGGCCGCCCGCTGCGAGTAAGCCGATTAAGGCGCGGACAAGTCGATCAGAACGCCGGCAGTGACCTTGTCGCTGGTTGCGTACTTGGTCCAGTTGGCACCAGCGCCGATTGCAGCCAGGTTCGGGTTCACGCCACCGGTGGAATCCTTCCAGCTGTAGCCCAGCAGATCCAGATTGAAGGTACCCTCGGCGCGGAAACCCATCGCCAAGTTTTCCTGGTTGTCGATGTTGTACGAGCGGAAACCCGGAGCCTGGGACTCGGTGATTTTGATCGCGCCTGCCTGCAAGCCGAAGATGGTTTCTGCAGGAATGGTGTCCGATACCAGGACTGGCTTGCCCATGGTGCCCGGCTGGCCGCCGTAGATGACCACGCCAGCTTCTTCGTAGACCTTCTCGGTGATGGCCTGGTCGACCATATCGAAGTAGGTGGCCGAGTCC